ACAAATTTTTATTCATCTATTACTCCAACTGCAAGAGCTGCAATTTCAGTAGCTGGTGATTTAAATTATAATTCAACAACTGGCGTTGTAAGCTATAACCTTCCGAGTAATACAGCTACAACAGACGAGGCAATTGCACTTTCAATAGCGTTAGGATAATTTTATGGCAAACCCTACTACAAGACAAGAACTAATTGATTATGCGCTTAGAAGATTAGGCGCGCCGGTTATAGAAATCAATGTTGATGAAGATCAACTTGAAGACAGAGCTGATGACGCATTACAGTTTTATCAAGAATATCACTCAGACGCAACAATGAGAGTTTATCTTAAGCATCAAATTACCGCTGCAGATATAACTAATAAATATGTTAGTCTAGGTGAGAATATTTTAAACGTAAAAAGAGTTTTTCCTATTGGTAATTCTCAATCAAGTATTAATATGTTTTCTGTAAAGTACCAATTGCACTTAAATGATATTTATGATTTATCGTATATTGGTGACTTAATGTATTATGAAATGGTTCAACAATATGTGTCGTTGTTAGATATGAAATTAAACGGTAGTGGCGAGCATATTCGCTGGAACCGCCATATGAATCAATTACATTTAGATGTAAATTGGGAAACAGATATTAATGAAGGTGATTACATTATCGTGGAAGCTATGAGAATTGTTGACGCGGCGTCTTATTCAGATGTATATAATGATATGTTTTTAAAACAATATATTACAGCTTTAATTAAACAACAGTGGGGTGCTAATCTTATTAAGTTTGAAGGTATGCAACTTCCTGGAGGTGTAACATTAAATGGCAGGCAAATTTTTGATGATGCTACAACTGAGCTTCAAACTATAAGAGAACAAATGCAGCTAAATTATGAAATGCCAGTCGATTTTTATGTAGGATAATTTAATGGCTACCAACGTATATTTTAGTCAAAAAGTAAGATCCGAACAACATCTTTACGAAGATATTGTAATCGAATCCTTAAAAATGTATGGGCAAGACGTTTATTATTTGCCACGCAAAGTAGTGTCTGAAGATACAATTTTAAACGAAGATATTGAATCTGTATTTGAAGATGCATACATAGTTGAAATGTATATTTCCAACATAGATGGTTTTGAGGGCGATGGAAATTTATTATCTAAATTCGGAGTTGAAATTAGAGATCAAGCTAACTTTATTGTAGCTAAAAAGCGGTGGAACCAATATATTGGATTAGATAATAATTCGGTAAGTTCTATTAGACCTAATGAAGGAGATTTAATTTATTTACCTTTGTCTAAGTCTTTATTCGAAATTAGATTTGTAGAACATGAATCGCCATTTTATCAATTATCCAATTTGCCTACGTACACATTGCAGTGCGAACTGTTTGAATATTCTGGAGAAAAAATTAATACTGGTATTGATGATGTCGATAGCATTAATCAGGCAGTTTCTCAACAATTAGTCTTGGTTGTTAATAACTCTAATGGTACCGAATTTAGTATTGGGGAAGATATACAACAGGAAATAGGATCTACTGGAGAATATGTAACTGGTAGAATTATTTCTTATGAAACTGTTGATAGTACAACTAAAAAATTATTTGTAACTAATTGGGCAACTACAGATGGAAAGTATCACGCATTTACTACAACAAATGTCAATGGAAATACTTCTGGGGCGGTTTGGGATGTAAATGACATATATAATATTAATGACCCAGTTGAAAATAGAGCTCTACCTAATGATCTACAATCGCGCAACCAAGAGTTTGAACTTGAAGCTGATGGAATTATTGACTTTTCTGAGTCTAATCCGTTTGGTGAGATTGGAGGTTAATTATGTTAGCAGATCATTTTTATCACGCATCAATTAGAAGAACCATTGCAGCTTTCGGTACTATTTTTAATAATATTAAGATTTTGCGAAAAGGTTCAGATGGTGAAGTAAAAAATATTATGAGAGTTCCATTATCTTATGGGCCTAAACAAAAGTTTCTTGCAAGACTAGAATCACAAGCATCTCTTACTGATCCAAAAGTAGCAATTAAATTACCACGGATGTCTTTTGAAATTACTTCTTTATCATATGACGCAGCGAGTAAATTGCCAAAGATGAACCAAATTGTTCGTGGATCTGGTATTACAAGAGATGCGATTTATACTCATGCTCCATATAATATGGGTATTACCTTATCAATTATGGCAAAGAATCAAGACGACGCTTTGCAAGTAATTGAACAAATTATTCCGTATTTTCAACCAGAATATACGATTACAATTAATGAAGTACCAGAGCTCGGGATAAAATCTGATGTACCTATTATATTATCAAGTGTAGGATTAGCTGAAGACTATGAAGGTGACTTTTTATCTCGTAGAGCTATTGTCTATACGTTAGACTTTGAACTTAAAGTAAAATTCTATGGTCCTGTTCAGCAACGCGGGGTTATTGCTAAAGCTGAAGTTGATATGATTAATGCCGCGGCCGAAGATCCATTTGGATTTCTTGAGGAATATATTGCTGATGGAACTAACGCAAATGGCGACTTTGATAATGTTATTGAAGGTAAAGATGAAGTTGATGACGGAGAAATTACTCCATGAAGCATGATAAAGACGATGTAGATGACGATTATGATTTTGCTCGAAGTAAATATTATAATCTAGCAGAAAAAGGCGATGAAGCAATAGATCTTATGATGGAATTAGCTCGTGAGTCTGAGCATCCACGTGCATTTGAAGTATTATCTAATATGATGAAGCAAAATGCAGAAATTGCCGATCGTCTAATGGAACTACAAAAGAAAAAGAAAGAAGTTAGGCTTAAAGACTCTAAAGGCCTTCCTGGTAAATTGACGCAAAATAATGTATATGTAGGTTCTTCAACAGACTTACAAAGAATGCTATTGAAAAAAATGGATGATGCAAATGTCATTGAGTCTGAAGAATAACGAAGCAGGCTATCTTGGTAACCCTAATGTAAAACGTGATGGTGTTGAACAAGAGTGGACTCAAGAAGAAATAAAAGAATACGCAAAATGTATGAGAGATCCTGCATATTTTGCTAGAACTTATTTAAAAGTAATTTCTCTTGATAAAGGATTAGTACCATTTGATCTATATCCATATCAAGAAAAAATGTTTAAACATTTCGAAGATAATAGATTCTCTATTGTTTTAGCCTGTAGACAATCAGGTAAATCTATTTCATCTGTAGCATATCTTTTGTGGTATGCAATATTTAATCCCGAAAAAACAATTGCTGTTTTAGCTAACAAAGGTTCTACCGCTAGAGAAATGCTAGCAAGGGTAACCTTAATGTTAGAAAACTTACCATTCTTTTTGCAGCCTGGATGTAAAGCACTAAATAAAGGCTAAATAGAGTTTTCTAATAACTCTCGTATTATTGCTGCTGCTACATCTGGTTCCTCTATTCGTGGTATGTCAGTTAACCTACTATTCCTTGACGAATTTGCATTTGTTGAAAACGACGCTGAGTTCTATACATCAACTTATCCAGTTGTTTCATCTGGGGAAAGTACAAGAGTTATTATTACAAGTACTGCAAATGGTGTTGGTAATGTTTACCATAAAATTTATGAAGGCGCTGTTCAAGAAACAAATGAATATAAACACTTTAGGGTAGATTGGTGGGACGTTCCAGGAAGAGATCAGGCATGGAAAGATCAAACAGTAGCTAACACTTCTGAACTTCAATTTCAACAAGAATTTGGAAACACTTTCCACGGAACTGGTAATACGCTGATTGCTCCAGAAATCCTTCTTGGGCTTCAAGCAAAGCCACCAATTAAGCAAAGTGCTGAAGTAAGAATATATAAAGAACCTGAAGAAGTTCATGAATATATGATGTTTGTGGATGTCGCAAAAGGCCGTGGTCAAGACTACTCTACATTTAATATTATAGATATGTCTGTTAGGCCGTTTGAACAAGTAGCTGTTTTCCAAGATAATAAAATTTCGCCATTGTTATTTCCAGACGTTATTTACAAATATGCTAACATGTATAATGAAGCATTTATTGTGATTGAGAGTAATGACCAAGGATCTGTTGTATGTAATGGTTTATATTATGATTTAGAGTATGAAAATATTTTTGTAGAGTCCGCTGTAAAAGCCAATTCTATTGGTGTTACTATGACTCGTAAAATTAAGCGTATTGGTACATCAAATATCAAAGACTTAATTGAGCAAAGAAAACTAACAATTAACGATGCAGAAACCATATTAGAACTATCAACATTTGAAGCAAGAGGTAATTCTTATGAAGCTTCAACTGGCAATCATGATGACTTAGTAATGAATTTAGTTCTATTTGGATGGTTTTCAACAAATGCATTTTTCGCTGAGCTTACAGATATTGATATGAAGTCTTTATTGTATTCTGAAAGAATTAAAGCAATGGAAGAAGAAATTGTTCCGGTTGGATTTTTTGAGGATGGTAGAGAAGATAAGTATGAAAGAGAAGGTGGTATGGTCTGGGAGACCGTAAATACTGGAATTTACTAATCTTATAAATATAATCGAGTGAATAAATAAACGTATTATGACATCATATTATATCCCGAGCTTATAATCTTTTTTGGAGAGGAATACACATGGCTTTTCTAGTATCACCAGGAGTTCAAGTCAAAGAAATTGACTTGACGAATGTGATTCCAGCTGTATCTACCAGTATTGGTGGATTTGCTGGCGCATTCAACTGGGGTCCAGTAGAAGAAATCCGCACACTAGGTTCAGAAAAAGAACTTGCGGCTGTCTTCGGCACCCCAGATAACGAGACCGCGGTATACTTCCTAACAGCAGCTAGCTTCCTAACTTATGGTAATGCATTAAAAGTTGTCCGTGCTGAAACAGCCGGCATGCTTAATGCTACCACAGGAGCAACTGGTCTTTTAGTGAAGAATCGCGATCATTTAGACGACGTAACAACCACAGGCTTTGAATTTATTGCTAAGTATCCAGGTACTTTAGGTAATTCATTAAAAGTAGATGTATGTCCAGCAGACTCAACAGTCTTTGCTGGTTGGGCATATGCTGATCAGTTTGATGCTGCACCAAGTACATCTGACTTTGCTACTGATCGTAGCTGTACAAACGATGAATTACACATTGCAGTAATTGACGAAGATGGCGCATGGTCTGGAACACCAGGAACAGTTCTTGAAACTTTCCCGTTCGTATCACAGGCATCTGACGCAAAATCAGCACAAGGCACATCCAACTATTGGATTGATGTTATCAATGGTACATCAGCATATGTTTGGGCTGGAGATGCTCCAGCGCTATTAACACATGCAGGTGATAGTACTGGAACCCGAGCAGGCGATTACTTAGATGCTATTACCGCTGCTACGATTTCAGAATCATTGGCAGCTGGTGCTGACAATAATGTACCTACAGTTGGCGAAATTCAACTTGGCTTCGATATGTTCGAAGACGCAGAAACTGTAGATGTAAATCTATTGTTTGCTGTACCAGGCGCTAATGGTGGTGACGACGTTACTCTTGCTAATGATCTATTGAGCATTGCTACTGCACGTAAAGATGTAGTTGCATTTGTTTCTCCTCCCATAGAGGATACAGTAGGAACTGCTACACCAGCAGCAGATGTTAAAGCATGGGCTGATCAGCTCACATCAACATCTTATGGTGTAATTGATTCTACTGCAATTAAAGTATACGACAAGTACAATGATGTGTATCGCTGGATTCCAGCATCAGGTCATATGGCTGGTCTGTGTGCTAATACCGACCAAGTTGCTGATGCATGGTTCTCGCCTGCAGGCTTTACACGCGGTCAAATCTTAGGTATTACAAAAATTGCTTTCAATCCGAAGCAAGCTGATCGTGATACTCTATATAAAGCACGCATTAACCCAATTGTTTCTTTCCCTGGACAAGGCACTGTACTATATGGTGATAAGACTGCACAAGCTAAACCTTCTGCATTCGATCGCATCAACGTACGTCGGTTGTTTATGACTTTGGAAAAAGCAATTGCAACTGCTGCCAAATTCCAACTCTTTGAATTCAATGACGAATTTACCCGCGCAATGTTCCGTAATATGGTAGAACCATTCTTACGTGATGTTAAGGGTCGTCGTGGTATTACAGACTTTGCAGTTGTATGTGATGCAACAAACAATACTGGAGAAGTTGTAGATACAAACCGTTTTGTTGCGGATATCTACATTAAACCAGCACGTTCTATTAACTTCATCACATTGAACTTCATCGCGACACGTACCGGCGTTGAATTCTCTGAAATTATTGGTCAATAAGGAGAATAAACAATGGCAATCTTAGGCGTAGATGATTTCAAATCAAAGCTAGTTGGTGGTGGCGCACGTTCTAACCTTTTCAAGGTAGAAATGGGTTTTCCAGCTGGTATCGCAGGTGCAGCTGAATCTGAAGTAGGTGGTTTCTTAATTAAAGCCGCTCAGCTTCCAGCTTCCGTTATTGCACCTATCACTGTTCCATTCCGTGGGCGTCAACTTCAAATTGCGGGCGATCGTACTTTTGAACCTTGGACAATTACGGTAATGAATGATACAAACTTCTTATTGCGTGATGCATTTGAGAAATGGATGAACTACATCAATTCTCATAATGCTAACACAGGCGAAGTTACTCCGTCAAACTATTTTGCTGATGCATCAGTTTATCAGCTCGATAAAGACGGTAGTGAAGTCAAAGGTTATACTTTCCGTGGCATGTGGCCAACGAACGTAGCAGCAATTGATGTTTCATTCGATAACGAAAATGCTATTGAAGAGTTCACAGTTGAACTTCAAGTACAGTACTGGGAATCAAACACCACTACTTAATAGCATATAAATAATAGCAGAGGGGATAAAACCCCTCTGTTTATTATAACGTAGGAAGATTTAATGGCTGAATTATTTGGTTTCGAAATAAAGCGAAAAAAAGAGCAAGATAAAGAAGACGCTAATAAGCAGTCATTTGTTGCTCCATTAGAGGATGATGGTTCTAGTTACGTTCAAGCTGGTGGTGGCCACTTTGGCCAGTATATCGACTTGTCTGGAACTGAAGGAGCTAAAAACGAAGCAGATCTAATCCGTCGTTATAGAGATATCGCAATGCATCCAGAATGTGATGCTGCAATTGAAGATATTATTAATGAATCTATTGTATCAGATACTAAATCTGCACCAATTGATCTAGTAACTGATGATTTAGATTTACCCAATAATGTTAAAAAACTTGTAAGACAAGAATTTGAAAATGTAGTTGAACTATTGCAGTTTAACCATTATGGGCATGAAACATTCCGTAAATGGTATGTTGATGGCCGGTTGTTTTACCATATTATTGTTGACGAAAAGAGCCCTAAAAAGGGTATTTTAGAATTACGTCCAATTGATCCTACGCGTATTCGTAAAGTAAAAGAGATTGAAGAAGAAAAAGATCCGAAGACGGGTGCTCAAATTATTAAGAGCGTTAAGGAATATTATCTTTATCAAGATACTTCAATGACAAAGTCTAATTCAGGCTTAAAGATTTCTAAAGATGCTATTCAATATACTACATCAGGTTTGTTGGATACATCTCGTAAAAACGTTCTTTCCTACTTGCATAAAGCAATTAAACCAGTGAATCAACTTCGCATGATGGAAGATTCATTGGTAATTTATCGCTTATCAAGAGCTCCAGAACGTCGTATTTTCTATATTGATGTTGGTAACCTTCCAAAAGGTAAATCAGAAGAATACCTACGTGGTATTATGAACCAATATAGAAACAAATTAGTTTATGATGCGTCTACTGGTGAAATCAAAGACGATCGTAAACATATGTCAATGTTAGAAGATTTTTGGCTCCCGCGGCGTGAAGGTGGTAGAGGTACAGAAATTACAACATTGCCGGGTGGCGAAAACCTAGGTCAAATTGATGATATTTTTTACTTCCAGAAAAAGCTATATAGATCATTAAACGTTCCAGTAAATAGATTAGAGCAAGAAGCTCAATTCTCACTTGGACGTTCTACTGAAATTTCGAGAGACGAGGTTAAATTCCAGAAATTTATTAACCGTCTTCGTAAAAAATTCTCTTGGTTATTCTTAGATCTCCTTAA